AAAGAAGGTGGTAAATACTTGACTATAGTTGAAGGGGAATGTGATGCAATGGCAGGCTATGAATTACTAGGTAGCAAGTGGGCAGTAGTTTCTATAAAGAATGGGGCTCAAAGTGCAGTTAGAGATATCAAAGAAAACATTGAGTATGTAGAAAGCTTTGATAATGTAGTCATTTGTTTTGACAACGACAAGCAGGGTATAGAAGCCTCACAAAAGGTAGCAAGTATTATTAAACCTCGTAAGGCTAAGATAGTTTCAATACCGAATGGTTACAAAGATGCCAACGACATGCTCCGTAAAAACCTGCACAAAGAATTTACTCAGGCATGGTGGGATGCAAAGGTATATACTCCTAGTGGTATCATCAGAGTTTCAGAGAAACAAAAAGATTTTTTAGAACGAGAGAAGAAAAGCAGTGTCCCTTATCCGTGGCATGGTCTTAACAAGAAACTAATTGGCTTACGACAAGGAGAGTTACTAACCCTTACAGGTGGTACAGGTCTTGGTAAGTCTAGTGTGACTAGAGAGCTAGAGCATTGGCTTATACATCAGACCGAAGACAACGTAGGAGTCATAGCGTTAGAAGAAGATTGGAGACGTACAGTAGACGGAATCTTATCTATNGAAGCTAATGATAGACTTTACATTGATGACATCAGNGATAAATATAAAGAGCAAGACTTAATCAAAATGTACGACAAAACATTTAGTACTGATAAAGTATTTATTCATGCTCACTTTGGTACGAATGACATAGAAGATATATTTTCTAAGCTTCGCTATCTTATTGTAGGTTGTGATTGTAAGTGGGTGGTTGTTGACCACCTTCATATGCTAGTTAGTTCTATGACAGAGGGTGACGAGCGTAGGGCAATAGATAATATTATGACGAGACTTAGAAGTTTAGTTGAAGAAACAGGTGCAGGTATTATACTCGTCTCTCACCTGCGTAGAGTTCAAGGTGACAAAGGTCACGAGAACGGAGTAAGTGTGAGTCTATCTCACCTTAGAGGCTCTAATGCTATCGCTCAACTATCAGACTGTGTAATAGCTTTAGAAAGGAATCAACAATCAGAAGATGAATTAGAATCTAGGACGACAAGATTGCGTGTACTTAAATCACGTTATACAGGGGATGTAGGATTGGCAACTGCATTAGTTTATAACAAAGATACTGGTAGGCTATCTGAATATGAAGACGAAGAAATCTTGAATAGTTTTAGTTCAGATGATATAATACCATTTTAAAGGAGAAGGTATGTGGAATTAGTATTTGATATAGAGACAGATGATTTAAATGCTACAGAGATACATTGTATTGTAGCAATAGATGAGAACAACAAACAATATACCTTTGACATTATAGATGATAATATTTTAAAAGGTCTAGACTTTTTAGCAGAAGCTGATAAACTTATAGGTCACAATATTATTGGGTTTGATATACCTGTGATTAAAAAACTACATGGTATTGACTTGTGGAATAAAAGTAAAGTAGTAGATACTTTAGTGTTGTCTAGGCTTTTAAATCCTGTACGAGAGAAAGGACATTCATTAAAAGTTTGGGGTTCTAAGTTAGGTGTAGCAAAAGATTTACCACCCGAAGACTTTCATATTTATACTAAAGATACTTTAAAGTATTGTATTAAAGATGTTGTTTTAAATAAACTTTTGTTTGAGTATCTTAAAAAAGAATCAGCAGGCTTTTCAAAAGAAAGTATAGACTTAGAACACCAAGTAACTTATATTTTAGAAGAACAAAAAAGTAATGGATTTAAAATAGATATAGAGTTTGCTACAAATTTATTATCAGAATTAAATTGCAAGATTAAACAAGTTCAAGACGAAGTACACACAACATTCAAACCCAAATGGATTGATGTTAAAGAAGTTACTCCTAAACTAAAACAAAATAATACTCTTTCTAAATCTGGTCTAACAGACTATGAGTACGAGGACATACAAGCATCAGGTAACATGAAACCTTTTATGCGTAAAGAGTTAGTAGAATTTAACTTAGGTTCTCGTAAACAGATTGGTGAATATCTAATTAGTTTTGGGTGGAAACCTAATAAGTTTACACCTACAGGTCAACCCATTGTAGATGAAGGCACATTAAAAAACATTACTCACATTAAAGAAGCCAAATTAATTGCAGACTTTTTGTTGTATCAAAAGAGAATTGCACAAATTAGTTCATGGTTAGATTCAGTAGAAGATGATGATAGAGTACATGGTGCGGTGTTGTCTACAGGTGCAATCACAGGTAGAATGGCACACAGGAATCCTAACATGGCACAAGTTCCTAGTGTTAGTAGTCCTTATGGTAAAGAATGTAGAGCCTGTTGGATAGTAGATAAAGGGAACAAGCTAGTAGGTATAGATGCTAGTGGTTTAGAATTAAGATTGTTAGCACACTATATGGCTGACGAGGATTACATAAATGAAATTATCAACGGAGACATTCACACAACTAACCAAAAGTCTGCAGGACTTGAATCAAGAAATCAGGCTAAGACATTCATCTATGCACTCATTTACGGAGCAGGAGACGAGAAGCTTGGTACAATCGTGCAGGGAAGTAGAAAGCATGGTAAACAACTTAGAGAGTCTTTTATCAATAGTAATCCTTCATTCAAAACTCTTAGAGACAGGGTTGAAAGAGCGGCTTCGAGAGGATATCTAAAAGGATTAGACGGACGTAAGATATTTATTAGACACAGACACGCTTCTTTAAACACATTGTTACAAGGAGCAGGAGCAATAGTNATGAAAAAAGCTTTAATTATTTTATCGGATATGTTACAATTTCAAACTATCCCTGCTAAAATAGTCGCTAACATTCATGACGAATGGCAGATAGAAGTACCTGAATCCCATGCAAACGGAGTAGGTGCATTAGCAGTTAGATGTATAGAACAAGCATCTACAGAATATAACTTAAGATGTCCATTGACGGGCGAATTTAATATAGGAGACAGTTGGTATGAAACCCACTAAAAAAGATAGGAAGAAGTTTGATTTAGATTTACAATATGGTAGCATTCGTGAGGATAAGATAGCAGAAATGCTTACCAATAAAAAAATAGAAGTCAAATCCGAAAGAGATATTTGGCAGAAGTCAGGTAACATTTGTATAGAGTATGAGTCATGGGGTAAGCCCTCAGGTATCAGAGCAACTGAATCTGATTACTGGTTTCATAACCTGTGCATAGGTAAGGACGAGTACTGTACTCTTGTGTTCCATACAGATACTCTCAGAAAGATAGTAGATAAACTAGATACTTTTAAAACTGTATCGGGTGGAGATAACAATGCGAGTCGTATGTTTCTAGTAAACTTACAGAAACTATTCTCGTCAGATGTTATCAAAGCTTTTAAAGAAATNAAAGATGACAAAGAAACAGACAAAAAAGAAGTTGCCTAAACTAGATACGCTTGTAGAGGATATCTATAAAACTATTAGTGTTTTATCAGAAGATAAGTCTATAAATATATCAGATAAAGAATATGAAAAGTTTGGTCAAGACATGGCTGATGCTTTAAAAGGTTGGGCAACCCCTCAACCTAGACCTAANAGTGGTTTAAGAATGTCGAACATTGGTAGACCACTGCGTAGGCTTTGGTATGATTTAAATCTATCAGATGCACATCAAGAAAAGATAGACCCACCTACTTTTATTAAGTTTTTATATGGACACTTACTTGAGGTTCTACTTTTATTCTTTGTTCGTTTGTCGGGTCATGTTGTGTCAGGAGAACAAAAAGAAATATCAGTTGAAGGTATCAAAGGACATATGGATTCTATTATAGACGGAGAAGTTATTGATGTTAAGACTGCATCGGGTTATGCTTTTAAGAAGTTTAGAGAAGGTACTTTGGCACAGAACGATAGCTTTGGATACCTCTCACAGTTAGCAGGGTACGAAGAAGCGGAGCAAACTTCTAAGGGTGGTTTCTTAGTAATGAATAAAGAAACAGGCGAGCTAACCACGTTTATACCTGATGATTTAGAGAAGCCTAACATCGTACATAAAATAAAAGAAGTTAAAAAAGCGATTTCTCTTGACAGTCCTCCGAACAGGTGCTATAATGTTATAGCGGAAGGTGTCTCAGGTAATATGAAATTACCTATGGGATGTAACTACTGCCCCCATAAATTTGTATGCTATAAAGACTCTAATGAAGGTCAAGGGTTGCGTACATTTGCATATGCAAAAGGAAATGTATATTTAAGTAAGGTAGAAAAACTACCTAATGTAAGAGAAGTATTATGAATGGTAGTAAAGCTAAACAATTAAGAAGAAGAGCTAAACAATTAACAGTGGATTGGATTCATTCATTGTTACCTGATGAAGAAGCATCTAAAGTAAATATAAATAACTTTCAAGACCACATGCCTGAACAGACTCATGTGTTTGCAAACAATAAGATAATGCTTTCTTCGTTTTCTCAGAGGTGGTTTAATAAAAAATTAAAAAAGGAATTTTATGAGAAAAGGATATCGTAAGCCTCGTAAGATTAGACCTGTTGAAAAAGATATTCCTAAAGGATATGATTCAGGGTGGGAATATAAATTACACACTAATGTTTTAACTAAGTGGTCACATCACTCCGATAAAATTTCTTATGTCGTAGAACATAAATATGAACCTGACTTTACAAAAGTTATTAATGGTGTAGAATACTTACTAGAAGCTAAAGGTAGATTTTGGGATTACAACGAATACAATAAATATATATGGATACGTAAGTGTCTTAAACCTAATCAAGAGTTAGTCTTTTTGTTTTCTAGTCCTAGTTCTCCTATGCCTCAGGCTAAAAGAAGAAAAGACGGAAGTAAAAGAAGTCATTCAGAGTGGGCAGAAAAAAATAATTTTAGGTGGTTCTCTGAACACACACTACCTAAAGATTGGATATAAATATGGAATATAAATTTGACGAACACATAAACTTAAATGGTGTTAAACAATACATTGACAGTACCTATACACAACACTATGCTCACTCTAAGTATCAAGCAACTGATATGATTATAGATGCAGGACATGGTGAAGGGTTTTGTATAGGTAACATCATGAAGTATGCTATGAGGTATGGTAAGAAGAATGGTAAGTCTGATGCAGACCTATTAAAAATTATACATTATTCATTGATTGCACTACATTTAAACGATAAGGAGAAGGAGTAATGGTTGAAGACAAGGTCGGTCAGAAAGAATACTTAGGTATTAAAATAGACTACAACAAAGAAAACAAATTAAATAAATTTAGTTTAGATACACTAAAAGATAGGTATCTATACGAAGCATCAGGAGAAACACATGCACAAGAAGCCTTCGCCAGAGCCTCCGTATTCGGAGCAACCTTCAAAGGGGTCACAGATTTTGAGTTGGCTCAGAGACTTTATGAGTACTCTTCCGACTTATGGTTCATGTTTAGCACTCCTATTCTTAGCAATGGGGGAACAAATCGGGGCTTACCTATTAGTTGCTTTCTCAATTACGTACCTGATAGTCGTGATGGG